GACCTCCTGGTAGAGGCGTGCTCCGTTTTCTCCTCGAATCACAATGTCATCCCCAAGAATTGCGTAACCCACCTCAGGGTGGATTGATACAATGTATTGGAGGATGGCATGGTGAGTTAGGGTGAAGACTGCCCATGAACTATAGGCTCCCATTGGTTGGCCGGACATGTATTTTGCATGACCGGTTTCACCTGTTGGGAGTTTGTATTCGTAAGGTAGTCCCACCATAACCGCTTCCCAGGCCTTCGACTGGTCCGGCCCAAAGATTAGGCTGAAGAGCTCCTTTTGCAGTTGCATCGGGAACCGATCAGTCGCGTCCTTAAGGTCGAACGAGTAGAAGGTACCTTGGTAGCGATCGAGGTGTTGTCGGACGTCACCCTGGTAGGTGAAGTCACCTGGGAGATGACGAATCATCTCCATTACTGAATCATGGAACGGTTTTAGTACCGTCTGTGACCAGTAATCCAGGATGGCGATGGTTCGGGTTTTCATCTCCTTATCTTGGATGAATGAAAGCTTTCGGAGCCGTTTAGGCTCTTTAAGTTTGATCCGTCCAATGATCTTGCTAATCTTATTATAATAAGATACAAAATCAGGCCCGCCCAGGATTTTGAGTGCCTGGACTAGCCAATAAGGAAGTGAAAGGAATTCCTCCATGCAGGTCATCAGAGCCTGTCCATTAGGACCCTGCTTTGTTGACCAATGTGGAGCTTCCCACTCCGTAAGGGGTTTCTTGAGTCCTTCTACATAACGCGGAAGGAACTCGAGGAGTCCCTTATGGAGTGATCCGCACCATGGAACGGTAATACTATCTAGATTAGGTTTGATTGGCCCTTCAATCGGTCGAGAGATCGAAAGAAGTGTCAGTGCAAACTTGACCTGGATAGGTGAACCTGAGCGGATTAGGGTGTTCACGGGCCCAAGGGCCCGTGGCAGCCCATCTGCTCGGATTCCCATTCCATCGACAACCCGTAGGGGCTGATGACAAAGGTACCGAGTCACACATAGACGCATCGATTTCCATCGGTGGACAGTCCATGTGAGACCCCGTGTCTTTGTATATCGGTCCCAAAGGGAAAACGTGTGAAGGATTGCTGCACTAGCTTGAGACGTATTGATTACGACTCGTGAAAGCCATGTCACAGTGGCTTTCATGATTGTGATTGTTGCGTCCAGTCTTGTGACAGTATCCTCCGCGATCTTCTGCAATGTTCCCACCCGACCCTTGGGGGTGCAAGCCCCTTAGGTCGGTGCCATAGCCAGATGGCTGTGGTACCCTGTTGCGTTGGGATCGCTGCGGAAGAGGTTTACCTTCGCCGGGTGGCAGTGCACCGTGAGGTGGCTCCCTACTGGCCGGCGGAAAACGTTTAGGATTTGATTCCTGAACGGGGATTATCCGCATTATGCCCCTTTGACGG